AAAACACCATTTCCCTCAAGGATGCTCTGAAGGCAGAGGATTTTGTTAGAGGCAAGGTCGATTTCGTCAAGGAGCAATATTGCACCTCGTTCGAGGGCTTCGATGACTGGGCCGTTGTGCCATACAGTGGAGCCATTAACAAGGCGGAAACCACCAATAAGATCATCTTCATCAGTTTCAATAGTAATGTTTACACGAACAACTTCTCTCTTAAGTTGAGCACAGGCTTGTTCTACACCTAGAGTCTTACCATTACCTGATAGTCCTGTAATAAAACATGGATAGAATTGTTTAGATTGAATAATCTTTTTAACATCAGGGAAGTTTCCAAACTTAACAAAGTTAGGGTCAACGTCTGGAACTAGATTCTGTTCGATAGGTGGTACAACAGCAGGAGCAGCAAAGTTTGCTTCGAGGTTTGCTTTCTTCTCTCTGACAGTTAGATTCCACTTACCTTTGTTAGTCTTGAACTTGGCAAGATATTTTGTCACAGTTTGATATGTCACATCATGCTGAGCACAGTATGCTTTGATGTGTGCGGCGGTAATCTTGTTACCGTATAGATCTCTTAGAGAAGTGATTAGAGATTCTGGATTCACTTTAGCTTCAAAAGGCATTGTTCATTATGTAGTTATGTATTAATTATACTGGTGCATGATAGCACATGCAACCAGTTATGTGACAGTTTGTTGATTGTCTATGCAATGTATTCCATAAACTGTCCTAGAACTTTCTTGTTCATTTTCTTTGCAGAAAGTGACTTCTTGAAAGCAGCTTTGATTTGTGACTTGGTAGCGTCCTCCTTGACCTCGAAAGAATCATCAGAGTTCAAAGCAGATGATGAGAGTGCAAAGTAAGCATGATACCCACCGCCATCTTCAATCATAACAGATTTGGTTTTTCTCCATTGATTTTGAAGATTGGCAACTTTGTCCTGATCCCAATCAGAATATCTACGGATGAAACTACTAGACTCAGATTTGTTTAGGACTCTGATTCCTATAAAGTTTACGTCAGTAAATCTACCTCTAAGTTGTTGAATTAGAGCAGCAGTTAACTCATGATAGTTGTCACCACAAGAGTGAGTCTTACCATTGTTATCTCTAATAAACACGCTACTGTTGTGCATGGTAGAACGTGAACCCATATATGTCTGTCCATCTCTATCTGTAAACTGTTTTGAGTAAGACATTGGATGTGCTTCACCATCTGTAAGAGTAATGCACTGAATCTTTTGAACACCTGTTTTCTTTTTGAACTGTGGTATCAACTGGTTCAAAGATACAAGTGCTTCATTCAAAGGAGTTCCAGATAGATTCAATCCATGAGGAGGCTGATAGAAGTAGTTGTTATCCCAACGATGTCTACAATCCATAACTGATGCTGTTCTCCAAATGTTCATCATGTGATGTTCTAGATCTTTTTTCTTAACATCACTAGATAAGAACTCAAGCATTGAAAATTGATTCTCTACAATGAGTTGAGCATCTTTAGTTGGATGATGTTCAAAAGGTAGAGAGTAATGTCCAATATGAATATTATTTGGGTCATACTTAGAATAACGATTCCACTCATTAGTGAAAGCGAATACTTGGAAAGGAATCTGAACTTTCTTACAGAACCAAACCAAGTTGAATAACTGTTTGATTGTATCCATAAGAACTGTACTCATAGAACCAGACCAATCAAGAACAAAGATGAGTCCATGATTCTTACCATCAGGTAGAGTAGTGATCTTTTTGAATAAATCTTCGTTATACTTGTATGAGTGAAGCTTTGTACAATCAAGAACACCTGTCTTTGATACTGTAGCACGAGCATATGCGTCTGCTGACTTACGGCACTCAAACTCTTTTACAAGATAGTTGACTTCTTTTTGTGCAGATCTTCTGAATAATCTGTACTCATTGTCGGCTTCTTCATAAACATTCTTTGATTGTTTGTAGGTATTCTCTTGAACCTCCTTGTCATATCTTCTTTGTTGTTCTGTGTACCAACCATCAAGAACTCTGTGAATATCATTTACTTTGATGTGAAGATTGTCAAGCTTGAGTTCTGGTATTGTGCAATACTCAGGATCTCTGCTGCTAGGTCTGTCTTTGTTGTTCAAGTTCTCTAGATTATCAGATAAAGTTTTATCTGTAATAGTTTCTAGACTACCATGTTCCCCACCAGAAATATTACTAGCAGCTTCCATGTCTTCCATATCAAAATCAGATCCAAGATTAGGAGTAGGTTGTGAGTCTTGGCTTTGACCTTTAGTATCTTCTGAATCTCCATCATTGGGTAGTTCTTGATCAGACTCAGTTTCTTGAAAAGGGATTCCCTGAGAGGACTCACCCATAGAAAAGTCATTACCAACTTTCCAATCTTGATCTAACTCTCCATCATTTGATGCCATTGAGTCCTTGATCTGTTCTTTCATGTAATCAAACAATTCAATAGAAAGATCTAAAACTTCTTGGAATGTTTCTGTCTTGTTTGCCTTGTTAATAAAATAATTTTCGTTATCTGAGAAAGGAACATCAACAAAGTTACCAATCTTAGCGTTTAGATTAAGTCTATCTGGTAGACCCATCTCTTCTATATCATTCTCTTCCAACTCAAAGAAATCTTGACTTGATAGTTCTTTGTATCCGTTGAAAAATGTCTTGACAATACCAGCATACTTACGCTTCATCAACTTCTCAATTCTTACATCCTCAAGAATATTGACATAAGACATTGGTAGATCTGGATGATCTTTCTTCCAGTTATCTGCTGGTGTGTATAGTGCGTGTCCAACCTCATGTCCTACGAGAAGGTCGTATACGGACGCAGAGGCCTTCTCCCACATCGGAAGTGTCAATACTCTACGTTCTACATCAAACATCGCTGTATCGACCTTACGGTTCTCGATGATTAGATCTTCTGTTGCGAGTAGTTTTGCGAGTTGACCTTTGACTTCGTAATTAATCTTGGTGAGCATTTGTTTTCCTGTCTATGTTTATATTATAATCTCTCCTGTGCCAATTTCAACCAGTGGTGTGCCACTTTGTCAACTGTCCCCTGACCATCTTATAGCTGTATCTAATGCTTTCTTTGCAGTATTCTGCATTTTTATAACCCTACTCTCGTATGTAATCGTAAATCCAAATAGATCTCCTTCGGGATCATCAGGCATACCCACAGGCTGCACAAAAAATATCCCTGCATTAGCAACTGTTCTCCATTCCATATCAATAAAACCTAAGTCTCTTAGAGCACACTCAAGTTTTAAGGAATGGCATCCATCTAATAGTAACATACGGTATACCGAACGTCTACTACTATGTAGAATACTTAACCTTTGAGAATCCGTTCATCTTTTCAAATGTAATTAAGTTATCTAACCTGTCTGTCAACTCATCAACCTTATGTGATATCATAAACACATAAGCGTCCTTAATGACATACTTGATTATCTTAGTAAACTCGTCAGTGCCGTTACTATCGAGTGAACTGTCAAATATTTCGTCAAGGATTAGGATGTTTGTGCTAGATGAGTTCTTCATCTTAGCAATATCTCTCCAAGTAAAAAGGATGGCCAGATCAATTCGCATTTTTTCTCCCTCAGAGAAAGATTCATAGCTGAACTTCTCGTGTATTGGAGACTTTATGCACTCATTGAACTGCTCATCCAAAGTAAAATTGATATAGAAGTCCATCATTTGAAGATACTTGTTGATCTTCTGATTCATGACGGGCAAATACCTTTTTACTATCTTAGCCTTAACTCCAGAGTCTTTCATCATGGAGTTTGCAAAGTCTAGGTACTCTATATTTTCTGTGTGGTTTGCTTTATTAGTTTCTACTGTCTTTAAATCTGTTTTTAGACCCTTAAGTGTTGCTCTTTCAGTATTTCTGTTCTCAATTTGTAAGGCAATGTCTTGAACTTCTTGTTCATATTCTCGTATCTGTCGTTGATACTGAGAAATTTTAAAATTGTTAGTGGAAATGTCATTAGTTAATTGTGTAATCTGATGAGAAACATCTAAGAACCTTTGTTCTTTCTTTTTTTCCTCGTTGATAGACTTGGTAAGGTCTTTATAAGCGGAATCAATCTCCTTGACCTTACCTTCTATGTCTTCAATTTTATTTAAGCGAAACTCTTCTTCTATATTCTGTCCACATGTAGGGCATGATACGTTATCAACAAAGAACTTATGATCGGATGTTATATTCTGTATCTTTTGTTCCAGTTTTACTTTAATTGTGTTCTTTTTCTGAAGCGTAGTCTTAGCAGATGATAAGTTTTGCAACTTTGGTTCATGTTTTTCTTTGATTTCACTGGTCAAATTATCATTAGTTTCGATCAAAGAGTTGGTATCCAAGAACAATCCATCAATTTTCTTTCTGGTATCCTTAATTCTCTTTTTTCCGCTACTATCAAGGTCAGCAATGAAGTTTTTTTGCATCTCGATCTTCTCTTCTATCATTTCTTTCTTGATAGTCAGTTCTCTGATCTCCGTATTAGCTTTACTAATCTTTTCTCTTAGAATTTTTGCCATTCCAGAGAAAATTTTAATGTCCAATACGTCCTCAACTATGGCTTTACGATCTGTATTACCTAGTTGCATGAAAGGAACGAAGGTTGCAGACCCTAAAATTGTAGTTTGAGTGAAAGATTTATAATTTAATCGTAAAATATTGTCTTCTAAGTATGCCTGTTGATCATTCTGGTTAGCAAATTGATCTTGTTTCTTTCCATCAATATAAATTTCAAACAAAGTTGGCTTCATACCCCTTACTATGGTATAAATCTTACCTTGTATCTCAAATTCTATCTGAACTTCACACTCTTTTTCATTTACAGTATTGATTAACTGTGCCTTTTTAATTTTTCTGAATGGTTTATTATATAAAACAAAAGTCAGAGCATCCAATATCGTGGATTTCCCTGCACCATTGGCACCAACTATCAAATTTGTAGGAGACTTTTGGAAACTAACAATTATAAACTGATTACCAGTAGATAAAAAGTTACGCCACCGTATCGTCTTGAATACTATCATAATTTTTTGGCGGGATCACTATATCATCTGATGAGATAATAACATATTTGTATTTGTGTTTTTTACAGGTCTCAACAGCTAGGTTATCATCTATTTCCACAACTGTCAATACAGTAGATTCTTCCGCTTCTAAGAGGCCTGCATATCTTGTAGCGTCATCTTCTTGCTGAAAAAGATAGAGAGCTTTCTGTCCGTCATCATTAGTGACGGCATACGCTCCTTCCCCTTCGTGACCAGCAAGTGATAGAATGTACATTACTCGGTTTCGCAAGCTTCTAAATAAACTTCTTTGAGAAGTGTCTTGACTCTTTCTTTTTCTAAATCAAAATCAGAGTCCTCGATGTACTTATTTAGAAGTGTCAGTGTGTCTTCAACCTT